GACTCGGAAACCTAGAGGCGAAGAGGGATTGGGGTCACGCAAGGGATTACGTGAAGGCGATGTGGTTGATGCTTCAACACCAGCCGGACGATTTTGTGGTTGCGACAGGTACGGCACACAGTGTGAAAGACTTCCTAACTGCGGCCAAGCAAGAGAGTGGGACAGAACCCGTTGTGACGATAGACCCAAAGTTCTATCGACCAGCAGAGGTAAACCACCTATGCGGGAACGCTACAAAGGCTAGAGAAATTTTGGGGTGGGAGCCAACCACCACCTTCAGGGATTTGGTTGGGGAAATGGTCAGGGAGGCCGGAAAATGCTCAGGGTATTTATCGGATTCGATAGACGGGAGATTGCCGCCTATCAGGTCTGTGCATACAGCATAATCAAAAACTCATCGGTTCCGGTGAGCATCACGCCGCTAAACATACGGCACATCGAAAACTTCAGAAATACGGATTACAAGGCTTCCACAGAGTTTGCCTTTACCCGTTTCCTGGTGCCTTACCTCTCCAACTTTGAGGGCCACAGTCTTTTCATTGACTGCGACATGCTCGTAAGGGGCGACATCAAGGATCTGTTTGACTGTGCTGATGGAGAGTCAGACGTACAGGTCGTTAAGCACAAGTATAAGCCTAAACAGGGCGATAAGTTCCTTGGCGCAGAACAGACCATATACGAAAAGAAAAATTGGTCATCTGTGATGCTTTTCAATAACGAGAAGTGCAAAAGATTGACCAAGCATTACGTGAACACGGCTGGCGGGCTTCACTTACATCAGTTTGAGTGGGCCAGCAAAGTTGGCAATCTGCCTAAGTCTTGGAATTACTTGGTTGGAGAGGACATTGATGCCTCTCAATACGGTGACCCAGATTTAGTGCATTACACCCTTGGGGGTCCGTACTTTGATAAGTACGTCGATTGCCAGTTCTCTGAAGAGTGGTACGAGTACCACGCGGAAGCCAATTCAGTTTTGGATACAAAAGTAGTTGGAGGGTTTTAGATGTTTGCATCAGTTGAAGAGGCGATTGCCTTTGCGGATAAGAAAGACCAGGACGGAGGTCGCCCGGTCTTTTACATAAAAGCAGTAGATCAGAAAGACCTGGAGGGTGAGGTTACATCCGTCGATCAGGTGTGGGTCAAGATCCACAATATCGGAGACCCAAAGAACATTCAGGATCGACCCAAGCGCCCGGAAGACGAGAAGCGATGGCCGGAATATTGGAAGGCGTACCGGGACGAAACAGAGGCTCCCACGGATGGAACGCCGATTAAGTCTTTTCCGGGGTTCACCCCTGCGGACATTCAGAATCTGTCTCGCAGGATGATTAAAACAGTCGAAGAATTTATAAGCATCCCTGATCAGGAGATTAACAACATCCTGGGGGGTAAGGCATTTGCGACTAAAAGGAAGGCACAGGAGTTTCTTGTCTACCGGGAGAATAACGGTGACGTTTCTGAGCTTCTTGATCGCATAGCAGAATTGGAGAAACTTGTTGGCGACAATACTGACAATGGCACAAAACGTGCTGAAGGAGACGGGGTTTCCGAATCCATCGACTCTGGTGGGCAACGGAAATCAGGACGCAGTAACAGTACTGGCGCTCGCAAAAAGAAGCGCAAAAAGGCTGGCTGAAGAATACCCCTGGGCGGTCCTCACAAAGGAGCATGAATTTGTCCTCGTAAAGGACAAGCCTTCTTATGACCTGCCTGATGATTTCTCACGTTTCATCAATGGAACGATGTGGGACCGTGTTGAATCTCGCCCGATGGATAATGTCGGACCTCAAATTTGGCAGGAATTTAAATCGGGGCTTATCAAGACCGCTATCTATAAGCGATGGCGCATCAAGGGCGTTGAGGGTGCGAAAGAACTGTTTGTTGACCCAACTCCGTCCGCAACTCAATGCTCTTATGAGTGCCGGGACGGAACGAAGGTCAGAATCGGTGTGGCGTTTGAGTACCTGTCTTCGCACTTCGCCGCTGCCGCTAACGGGGATACCAAAGCCGATTTCACGGTAGACACCGACACCTTCCTGCTGCCTGACGATCTGCTTGAGCTTGACCTGAAGTGGCGTTGGCTCAATTCGTTGGGTCAGACTTACTTTGAAGAGAAGAACGAGTTCGATCGGGCTTTGAGCATTTACAAGGCCCAGGATGGTGGCACCCACAGGATTCAGATGGACGGTGGTCGCACCATGAGGTATCCAAACATACCGGAGACGGGCGTTGGTCTCTAGGGCGGCTGTAGCAAGACAGAGATTCAGGTCAACAAATCGCGCATCAACTCCTGCTCCAATTGGCGGTTGGAATACACGCGATGACCTAGCGAACATGCCTGCCAATGATGCAGAAGTGTTCGATAACTGGTTACCTGATTCCAACACGGTCAAGTTCCGAAAAGGTTACGTCCAACACGCATCCAGCGTGGGCAGCGGAAACGTGGACACCATCGCTTCGTTTGTGACTACGGCAGGAGCCAATCAACTGTTGGCTTGCGGTGGTGGTCAGATCTATGACGTTACCAGTGGTACTGCTACGTCTCGCGGAAGCGGATACGCAAGTGATAGATGGGATACAGCATCTTTCAACAACCAACTCGTCTTCGTTAATGGTGCAGACTTCCCGCAGGTCTATGACGGATCTACCGTGTCTGCTGCGTCCTTTGGCGGAGGGGGCGTTTCATATGACCGATTCTTCACCGCGCAGGTCTTCAAGAACCGGGTATTTTATGCTGCAAGTAACGAGCTTGCCTTCTGGTACACGGAACTCTTTGCTTCAACAGGTAGCATTACCAAGTTTCCATTGGCGGGGATCGCAGAACGTGGTGGTCACGTTGTCGCTCTCGGAGCGTGGACGGTGGATGGCGGAAGCGGGCCGGATGACTTTCTCGTCATCTTCACCTCAGAAGGTGAGGTGCTGGTTTACCAGGGATCAGACCCAGGCACAGACTTCTCAATTGTAGGACGGTTTTATGTCGGACGGGTCGTTGATTCAAGGGCCGTGGCTTCAATCTACGGGAAGCTCTTCGTCGCAACAGAGCGAGACTACATATATCTTCCTGACCAATTTATCACTCAAGGAGGCGGAAGAGATTCTAAGCTATCTGGAGCAGCGAGGGATGCAGCGGCTAGTTACGGATCATTGGACGGATGGCAAACGCACTATTCTCCTAACGAAGGATTAATGATTATTAATGTGCCTACTGGACCGTCTGCGTCGGTACAGCACGTTATCAATGTAAAGACCGGTGCGGCCACAAGGTTCACTGGCATCAATGCGAGGGTCTGGGGAGAGTTTGGGGGTTCCCTGTACTTCGGCGGCACAGACGGCACTGTGAATAAATACGCAGGTACGTCTGATGGCGGGTCAGCCATAGTTTGCGTTGCCCGTACAGCCCCCTCCCCACTTCGCACTAACTCAGAAAAGATAGTCACGGCGTATCGCCCTAGACTTTTATCAAATGGAACTTTCACCTCTGTTACGGGGCTTGCCTATGACTATGGCAAGAGAGAGTTCCTGCAAAGCATTACCTTGTCTGCTCCGGGTGGTTCAACGCTTCCGTTGGACTGGCCGTTTTCATGGGCGGGCGAGGACAATACAAGAGACGAATGGCAGAGGGGTGCCGGACGGGGAACTTACGTGCAGTTATATCTCCAGGCTACCTCCACCATTGATGTTTCGTGGTTGGGGACGGATTACATATCCGAGCCTGGAGGAATACTTAGGTGACATTAGTACCGCTTAATTCAGCACAAAACGTAATTTTAGCGAAGTGGGCATGTGAAGTACTGGGGGATGACCTTGAGACATTCGGTTTTGACCGATATGGGGAGCCGTTATTCAACACGGTTGGCTTTGAGGTCGGGGATGAACTGGCTTGCGTTGTTGTTGCTTATCACTACGCTAAACCAAATGTCACTATGGCATTCGCATCAAAAAATCCACGTTGGGCTACGAAGGGAAATATTGCGTCTCTCGGAGAATGGGCGTTTGAAGACCTCGGCTGCAACAGGGTTACTGCATTCGTCCAGAAAAGTAACAAGCGAGCAAGGAAGTTCGATGAGGGGATCGGATTTAAGTACGAAGGAAAATTAAGAAAGGCCACATACAAGGGCGATGTCATTGTATATGGCTTAACAAAGGAAGATCACCAAGAATGGCTAAGGAAGGCTTTTAATGGGCGCAAAAGGATCGACAACAGTAGAGGCTCCTGATCCGCGAGCAATCGCGCAAACAGATGCGGAATTTAACCGCATCAATCAGTACACCCCTCTGGGGTCTCTGACGTTTAGCGGGCCAAATCGAAATATAGCTAACATGACGTTTGCACCAGAGGTTCAGGCTAATCTGGATCGGCAGTTGCAATCTGACGCACAGCTTTTGGATCTTGCGCTTGGAAGGCAGGAAGGCTTTGAGTCTGGTCTGCCTGACCTTGCTGCTGGTCTTGATGGCGTTGGTGACTTCGACAGAGCAGGGTTTGAAAGCGCCATCTTTGATAGAGGCTCTGAACTGCTGAATAGGCAATTCGATCGCCAGGAAGACAGGCTTCGACAGAGCCTCGCCAATCGCGGCTTGATGGCAACCGACCCTGAGTTGGGTGAGGCTGCGATGTCAGAACTCGGTTTGTTTAATCAAAACCGAGACGAAGCGTTTCAGGCACTTGCTTTAGATGCCATTCAAAGGGGCGGTGCTGAAGGCAGGGCACAGGGACAGTTCGATATCGGCACACAACTGACCGATGCCAATATACGAGAAGCTAACAGGGCGAGACAGTTTAACGAACTAGCCGCTCTCCTGGGTCTTAATCAGGTCGCCCAACCGGGTCTGAATTCATTCTTTGGACCTGCACAAGCTGACGTAACCGGGGCATACGGGCTTAGTAATCAAGCGAATATGCACAATGCACAAATGGCACAGCAAGCAGGGTCCGGCCTCATGGGAGGTCTATTTGGACTTGGCTCTGCTGCGCTGGGTAATTGGGAAGGAATCTTTGGTTAGGAATAAATAATGCCTCAGTTTACAGGTTACGCAAATCCATTAGCACAACGCCTTTCCACGCCGACAGGCATGGCGGGACCGTCACGTTTAGAGGTCGGTCCTAAAACGACTGGCTTTAATAACATGGGCAACAAGCAGCCCTGGGTTGGCTTTAGGGATCAGCGCCTCCCTCAACAGCGGTTCGATGCTGGTGGACAAATTCCGCCCGCTAAGTATGGCGCACCGCAAAGACCTGCTCCAATGAAGGGCAGGGTTCGGAATGTACAGAGATTTGGGATGACACCGAGAAACGGACTTCGATAATGGAATTAACAGCACCGCGTCGATCGCAACTATTACAAACACTCCTACAACAACAGGTACAGCCTCAACCTAACATCAGGTCTGGTGGCGAGTTGCTTGCCAAGTTGTTGGCCCAAGGTGTTCGTCAGTCGCAGATTAACAGGATGCAAGAGCAAGAGGCTGCATCCAAAAAGACAGAGCAAGCTAATGTAGCTCAAGTGCTTTCAAAGTTAGGTGGTGGCCCAGACATGGACTTCATGGGGAACCCAATAACGGACGGATCTGGAACAAACATGTTCGGGCAACCAACACTAGGAAGAGAGCCGCAGAACAACATATCTATGGCCCAGGCATTGGGCCAGCTTCCTGTTGACAATCCTGTGGCAAGCGCAATTTCTGGACAGATGATTCAGCGGGCTTTTGCGCCAGACCCGGTTCCGAAAGCCCCAACAACCAGAACGCGGCAATCGGGTGATATGAATGTAACTGAGGAATGGGATGCCGCAAATCAAAAATGGGTGAGGGTTTCGGAGGGTCCGAGAACAAAACCAGGTTCAACTACGAACATCTATAACACACTTCCTGGGGAAGAAAATACAAAGCCCACAACTAACAAGCTAGAAGAAGTATTACTCAATTCAAATGCGGAGCTTGCAATTCTTGAACCCCTTATTGAGGACTTTGACGAAGACTTCTTGAACTTTAAGGGTGATCTACAAGCATTCTTACTGGAGAAAGGAGACTATTTAGGTGCCGACCTCAGCGATACCCAAAAAGAGTTTTTAACTGACAGAGCCACATTCATGGCGACTGCTGCGGAAGGACTTAACGTGTATATCAATACGCTGTCTGGTGCGGCTGTTTCTCCCGAAGAGGCTGTAAGGTTGCTGAAGGGATTTCCTGATCCAGAGGGTGACGTTCCTACCGTGTTTTTTGCAAAGCTGCGGCAGAGATACAAACAAACGAAGTTAGCTGTTGCCCGCGCCAAGCTCGCCAAGGAATTGGGTGTGGTTGGTATAGATAATATTGCGGGGCTGTCCACTCTGAATGACAAAGCATTTAAGAGTTCTCTGAATCGGGCGGCAGGTCAATGGTATGACGCTGCAATAGCAAGCGGCCAGTCGGAAGAGGAAGCGAAACAATTTGCTCAAGACAGGACTAGAAGAATTCTTACGATTGGTAACACCGTTCTGGAGTTGTAATGCCACAGATTGATTTTGTGCAAGCGGCTCTGGAGCAAGAAGTTGAACCAGAGCAAAATCAAACACCCGATATAGATTTCGTTGACTTAGCGACTAAGGCTGCTAATTCCGAGGAAATGAAAGACCTTAGTCCGGTTGACCAAGCGATTGCGGCTGGGGAGCCAGTGACCCCGGATAGCGCAGGATTCGTCGCCAACCTCGGCGCAGGACTTGCAGAAGACACGCAAAGCGACATTGATATTTACGCAAAAATAGTTTTTCCAGACACCCCTCTTGAAGTTTCACGAAGAAGGTTCAGCGAGGTTGATGGAAAGATTTTGTATGTCGATGAACAGGGCAAGCTCAAGAATCCAGGTGCCGGGATACGCGCAGGGGTTAGCAGGTTTCTCGGAGATGCTGGGCTTAACATCGTTGGCGGTATTGCTGGGGGTGTTGGTGGCACTCCTATCGTTGGTGGTGCGCTTGGCGCGGCAGCGGGTGAGGGTGTCAAGAATATACTCCGGGGTGCCCTGTTCGGGGAAACCATGACAACAGGTGAATTCGCACTTGCGTCTGGGAAAGAGTTTGCAATTGATGCAACTTTCGGAAAGCTGTTTGATTTGGCTGGAGCCGCACTGAGAACTAGGGCGCTGAGAAACATCGATGAGATTGACGAATCAGTTGTTAAAGAAACTCAGGAGCGCATATTCAATGAGACGGGAATTAGGGTTGACCTGGCCCAGCTTGTTGGCGGTACGCAGCTTCGTAGGCTGAAGATCTTTATTTCAAAGAATCCGGGGCAAGCCCAAGATTTGATTTCTGCCTTTGATGACATGCAAAGAGGCCAGGTTGAGGGGGCTGTTGAAAGAATTGTAAAGCTTGTGGCTGGAGGGGATACGGCAACACTAGAGGCACTAGGGACCACAGGGATAAACGCAGCCCAGGCATCTATCGCTCTCGCAAAGCAAATGCGACGAGAAGCAACCTCAGATCTGTATAAAGAGGCCTATGATTCAGCGCCCTCAATAGACATATCGGCTGTAGCCAGTTACCTGGACGAGCAGATCAGGGTGGC